AGTCATTCGGCTCTGTAGGCCCTTGAGGAAATCAGGGGTCTGGAACTGCATGGGTTGTCCACCCGCCGCCCTCATAAAGTTAGCTAGGGCCGGATTGTCGGACATCATTGACTGACCATTCTCAATAAGGCCACCCACTACATCTCCCACCACACCCAACTGATCACTGAGCATACCGCTATACATTTTCTTGGCGCCCTCTGCTGTGGCGGGCGGTAGCTTCTCTATAGCCTGATCCATGTTGCCGCCAGCACTCCCGCTATTGGTGGTGCTGGTGGTCTGGCTTCTTCTTTTCGATCCCATGAGTTACTCCTTAACCTGCAAAACTGAATGATGGTGGCGCGATGTTCCAGCCGCTAGAATTACTTGTGCCCTGACCGCTACTGCCGCCGTAGGCGTTGTTGAATCCCTGACTGCCGGACATGTTCATGCCGACGTTCATGCCGTTGCTGAAGCCGCTACTAGATCCAAAGCTAGACCCTGTGCTCTGCCCGCTAGACTGATTCTGAGATCCACCCATAGACTGAGATAGGGTAGTTGGACCGCCAATGATCGAGGCGTACTGCCCGGCCGCGTTCAGACCCTGCATATGAGGATTGAACTGGTTCATCGCACCCTGTTGCATGTTCTGCAAGTTACCCATCGCGCCCTGCTGGTTTCGATCCATCATCGAGCTCAAGGCCATCTGATTCTGCACCCCCTGATTGTGCGCTTGGAAGCCCAGATTATTCATGCCCTGCATCGTCTGCCTGTCGACGTTATCTGCCATCTGATTTGCTGAGTTGTGATACCCAGTTGAGCCAGACATGCCTGACGCCGCCGCACGGGCGTCGAGACCGCCAAGGTTCTGTTGCTTGATCTGTGCCGCGTCATTCATCATGTCGCCCTTCAGGGCGTTCACGTAACTGTTCGGGCCTACTTGACCCTGAAGACCAGCGGCGTACCCGCCGCCCATCTGATTACCAAATCCACCCATCGCTTGGCTCTGGGCGTTGGCCATGTCCGAGGAGATCCCCGGCTGTAATTGGTTAATGCCCTGCTGGGCCTGCCCGTATGCGTCACCGCCAGCGTTGTAGACGTTTTCGAGATGCGGTTGCTGTGCACCCCACACGTCCTGACTCGACTCATTAAACGATGAGCCGGTAGACTGGTTACTCGCTTGCTGTTGCGAGCCCTGACTGGATTCATTGCCAGACTGGTTAATTCCGTAATTGACCCCCAAAGATGAACTAGCGTTCTGCCCGTTAGAGGCGTTCATGCTATTGCTGGTCTGATTACTACTGCTCTTATCTTTCCCGCCCATTGCTTAACTCCGTAGGTCTTTTCCAAAAATAATTTCTTTAATTTCCCAGCCCACCTTATCGATGGCGTACTGCACCGCAGGCATTTGGACTGAGCGTGTTTCAATTCTCTGGCAGTTGTACTGCCGTGCCACGTCTTCGTAGAAACTCGCAAACGTCACAGCGTTTGCACCGCCTCTCTCCTTGGCCCATGAGAGCCAGAGGGTGAAAGTCTTTTCCCCGGTGAACTCATCCGTCTCGATAGTTGCGACGTTAAAAAAGTTTGGGTGAACCCAGAGTTGGCTTTCGCCTTTTATGACGCTTGCGTACACGTCCTCTGGTCTATAAGTTAGATTGATATCTAGGTGCAGGATCTCTTCGATGCCCGGCCTAACCCAATCCCACTCTTCGCGTATGTTTGCTACTCGCGGGTAAACTAACTCAGCGCTAACTTCTTCCATTCGAGATCTCCATTCTCATTTTCAACGCATCCGTAGAATCCTTCCTCACGGACATAAACTATTGCACCCATCTCTAGTCTCATCGGCTCTTGGCCGATCACCGGCGCGATGAACCTTGTAAGGTGCGAGTCGATACCAAAAAACTGCCGGTCTAGGTACTCACTCAACTCAGGTGTTAAACCATCCGGTACCGGCTCTGCTCTATATGTCATCTTCCACCTGCCGGAGCCCACTCAATATCAAGCCCTGTTATATTGAAGTTTCCGTTAGCCGGGCCCTCGACTCTCCATGAGTGCAGTTCCCCGGTGGTACGTACATCAATCTTGCGATCCTTGCCGGGATTAAACTTCACGGGCGCCTTCCACCTAGCCCCGTCACCAGCGTAGTGGTGTGACCCGACAGTAACCTCAACGGGCGTGTTGCCTTCTACGTGTGGGTAGACTCTTGTAATAGTGCTTACGTCTTCGTGACCCACGACCGGCATCGAGTCTCTCTCCACGAAGGTTCTGAGATCTTTCTCCTCCGGGTACTGCGTATCGATGTTGTATACATCCGTACCTGACGCGCCAATCATTGCACCGTCGAATGGTTGTACATTCGCCGTCGCCCAAGTCGACCTCTCGCCTTCCCAATTTCCCTCCCACTCTTCCCAGCTAATAGTGTTAGTTGGCTGTATGCCGTAGACCGCATGAGAGAACTCACGCTCAGTAGAAAGATCCCTAAGCGCCCAACTGTTGTCTCGGTAGTTGAAGACATATGCCATGTTGGGCTCTTCGCTCTTAGACTCCGCAACGCAGAACCATATCTCGCCCATGATCTTGTTATGGGCCGCGAAGGCGGTATGGCGAGAGTCCTCGTTAAGGGTTGTGGCAAACCTCTTGCGTAGCCTGTTGTGCAGTAGGCTCTGAGCCGAGTTGCCATCGAACACGAGAATGTCCTCGTTGCTGATGAAGAAGTGACGGCCGCTCACCTCGATGACAGCGTCACGTCCAATAAGCCCGGCGTTTTGGGTAAGGGTTCGGCGACGCCACACAAGCGCGTCCCCCGTGTAATCCATTACGTTAACTGCCGATTCGTTATATATTACGAACGCATCCCGGAGGCTCTCTGCACCGATAATCCTGCCTCCCCTGCCGAGGGTTAAATATCCAGCAATGCTTGACCTGTCTTCGCTTGGCTCTTGCCATGAGTAGGGTATGCCGTTTGGCTGGCATGGGTTAGACCATCTCACCCGGTCATCGTAATAGGCCAGAGCACCAGTCTCTGGATCTATCTCAGTGGTGCCCATCGCGAAAAGAAAGTTCTTATGTGATTGCAGTATGCGGCAACGTACATCAGCCGCTTCCCAGTCCTGACCCGACTTGCCAGCGACCCAAGGCAAGCGCTTCGCCTGCTCAGATCCAGTTGCCCAGTCGGTGAAGTAGATGGGGTGGTCGGACGGGTTGTTTAGGAATGTGACCTGACCGATCTGACAGCTAGTCCACTCGTGCTCACTTACGGATCCGGGGGTGTCGTAGATGCCCTCGAATTTCTTTCCGAAGTATGCGTCGACACCTGAATCGTGACAGGCCATCCAAGTGCTATTGCCCTCGAAGTCTGAGGACTGGCACAGGTGGCCTATCGGCCCCCTTGCGGCACCCTCCACGTTCGCCTTCTTAGATCCACCGGACGCCTGTATCTTACCGGCGACCACTCTGAAGTTGCGACCATTAGTGAGCCCGTTAGGCGGCAGATCCCACGACGCCAGATCACTGATGACACCGGTGTTACCTATTTCACGGACGTTGATAAGCATTACGCTTGACTCTCCAGCTTGTGGCTTAGTTCCTTCACGGCCTCGATGAGGAGCACGCACAGCCGCGAGTAGTCAACAGCCAAGTAGCCGTTGTCGGTCTGCTGTACCGCCTGAGGGAACACCGCCTGCACCTGCTGGGCTGACACGCCAGCCTGCTCAATGTATGGCATACCGCACTCCACGCCCTGCTCGTTAGGCAGGTACGTGAACGTATCCAGAGTCTTGACCTTATCCATAGCGTCATCAATCGATGAGTGCTTATCCTTCAGTCGCTCGTCTGACTGGGCGAGCACGTTGCCACGAGTATGGATACTCTCTGATACGATGTTGCCATCGCTATCGATAGTGACCTTGTCGGTCTCCTCCCATCTGGTACCGTTGCTTCTAATTATTGAGCCGTCACTTTGTGGGTAGGCAACCGGGGCCTGAGGCTCGTTAGCCTCTGGGAACGTGGTCTTCAGGACGGCTTTGATCAGCCGGAGATGGTCATCACCTTCCGATATGGGCTCGTTCATTCCCGGTCTGGTCTGATCGAGACCTGTAATATAGTCAGATACTTCAGCGGCCATCGCATGACACCTCGTGTTTCATTGGGTTAAACCCGCACTCTCTCGTATTCACGTTGTTGCGGTCTTGTACTGTCCATTGGGTTTGCTCTTTGCACTGCTTCAGCCAGCCACGCTCCAGATAGGGCCGCTTGCTCTCTAGCGCGAAGATAAGCCCGCCGATTAATCCCTCGCCAATCATTCTTGCGAGCACTCAGGCGGGGCAGGACTGAATTGCGGCTCATTGCAGTTAACCGGGTCAGTGCCGTCGTCGGTTCCCCCATCGTCAGTGTCGTCATCGCCACCATCGCTATCATCGTCACCGCCATCACTGTCATCATCCCCAACACCAGCAGTATCGGTATACTCATCATCCGGAAGGCCAAAGCTACTAGTCTCGATAACAGCGTCATCAACAGCGTTGTCAGCCTCTCCAGCAGTAGTTCCAATGACATAGATGTCGTCGTCCGTGGTTGTGGTGGTGGTGGTGGTGTTGGTAGTGCTAGTGGTGTTGGTGGTGTTGGTGCTAATACTGGAGTCACCGCCTACAAACGTGGCGCCGTCTGACACGTTGTATACAGCGCTCTCGCCACTGACAGCATCACTCAGCACGTCATAGACGCGACCCTGCTGTTCAATGTCAGCGAGGTTCACTGCGGCGTTGGCGCGTATAGCGGCCCTAGACGTTCGGTTGCTGATTGCCGCGATGCCTACGTTGGTGAGTCCGTTAACTGACGCTGGAACGAGAACCTTCGCCCAGTCCAGTGCTGTAACGTCTCTCTCGGTCTTGATCAGCGCCATGCCTGATGACTCAGTCTGGCTACCCTCTCCGTCGCGTGCCGCCGCAACAGCGGCTACGATTGCCACGTTAGACGCCGCCTCCGGGTTAGCCTTCACGACCTCTGCCAGAGCGTTCCACATGGCCTGCTTCTCTAGTGAGAGCACCTGCTGTGTTGATACCTTAGCGTTCGACTGCACTGAGATGGCTTCCACCTGAGCGCGCCTGTAGTCCTGCTTGCTGGCCATCTTCTGGCTGGCCGAAGCGCATCCAAAGAGGCTGACCAATACAACCCCTGCAATTATTGTTCTCATAACACTCTCCTTGTGAAATCTGTCATCTCGCCATAGTCGGCGTCCTCGATGATTATCATCCTGCCGCTACCCGAATCAGCGATCATCTCTGCTCGTTGCTCCTTGAAGTCAACCAGCATCACCGGGATTCTTGTTGGATCTAGGTCTGGCGACACGGCCTTGCCCGCTCTCTTCATTGCATCCTTAAAACTACGTGCGTCGAATTTCTTCACCCGTGGGTGCGCGTATGGTGGCTTGTACATAACAGCAAAAGTTCTCATGGCTTCCTCTTAATAGTGCAGGAGTGAATAAATCCAGACATGGTCTCTCGATGGCCGTATCCCGGCATCCAGAGAGAGAAGTTCATCAGGCAGTGCCTGTAGTCTTTGTCTACCGTGAACGTATCGCTCCATGCGTATTCCGTATCACGCTCCGGGTTGACGACCCTCTGTATCGAGTAGTCGACTCTCTGGCCGTCTAGGTATCCGAATCGATAGCCAAACAGCATTCCCCAGATCTCTGAGTTCGGAGGCACGACGCCGCCAGTCCTGAGAACCCAGTTAGCCTCGTATGGATTGCTCTCACCAACGTCACTGGCATAGAACCATCCGTTGACGCCTATAGCGCCGGGAGTTTTATGCACCGGGTCTTGAACCATGTAGAGGCCAACAGATCTTTTACCCTTCCAAGGTCTGTACTCCGCTATAGATTCCTCTAGGTTCACGGCATAGTCAGCGCGGCGGTCAGACTCATCCAGCGGCAGTTCGTATATTGTTCCGTGCTTCTGCCAGTAGGGCTCGTTTTCCTCACGGCCCATGAACTCATGCTGGAAACCAAATGCCGCGCCGTTGTAATCGAGCAGGTCAAATGTCTCATCGCCTTGCAAGGCATTGAAGTCACGCACGTAGCGATCACTCGAGGCCACGTCGTCGCTCTTGACGAAGTTGTGCCTTATCTCATGCAGAGAGATTGGCGGTATTGTATTAACGCTCATCGAGAGGGTGCTTAGGCCAAGTGAAGTCTTTAGGGAAGCCGGGCTGTTCAGTCACGTCCCTCAGTTCCTGCCGATACGCAAGCCACTCGTCCATGTTCTCAACGGTCACGTCTGGAGCGAAGATCCAGTCGCTAACGGCGAGCATGTAGTTGCGCTGTGAGGTTAACTGAAACTTGGTCTCAGCCATGAATGCCTCAGCCTCTGCTGGGGT